TTCATAGCGTTAACAACCATTTTAAACGCATTTTTGATTCCTGTTACATATGGACCAATATATTTCCAGACAAAATCAAATGCTGTTGTGAAAACATCTGATATTGATTTTCCAACACCCTTAAACCAATCTTTCACATTATCAAAGCCATTTTTAAAACTTTCTCCAACACTTTTAGCACTGTCAGCAGCACTTTGTTTAATATTTTCCCATGTATTTTTTGAGCCTTCTTTTGTTGAATTCCAAAGTCCACTGAAAAATTCCTTAGTACCGTTCCACTTATTTTTAACCCAGTCGGCTGCATTTCCAGGTGCTTCTTTCATCCATGTGCCAGCATTCGAAAAAGCCTCTTTTGTGCCATCCCACATGTTACTGAAAAATTCCATTGTGGAATCCCAAGCTTTCACAACCGTTTCTGCAGCACTAGAAATAAATTCTTGTATATTTTTCCAAATATTTTTAACCGCTTCTCTAAAGTTTTCATTAGTTTTCCACAGATAACCAATGTAAACAATCAAACCAACGATTGCAGAAACAATGATGCCGATCCAATTTGCTTTCATCACAGTATTTAGAATTTTTTGAGCTGTTGTAACTCCCTCAGTAGCGGCACGCCAATTTTTATATCCTTTTACTGCATCTTCTACTAAGCTATTTACCTTGTTGATTGTCATCATGGTACCGATACTTCCAGCAAGGCCTGCAAGTACAGGCGCAAAAGGTTCCAAGGTATCATATAACTCTTTGACTGTTTTTATCATTGGTGGAATCATTTCAGCAAACTTAGATAAAGCTGCTTCCATCTTTGCCCCTTTATCAGCGATGATTTCACTAATACTTCCAAAGCCCGCACTTTTTAAGCCTTCGTCAATTTTAGTAACAACATTGGCCACACCACGAACAATCGCAGTTTTCATGTTAGCCAATCCGGTTTTAATACCTGCAGTAGAGTCTTTAGCAATCTGTTCTAATGATTTAAGACCGCCACCGCCTTCTTTATTTAATTTGATTAAAGCATCTTGGAATTCTTCAACTGAAATTGAACCATCGGAGAGACCTTCTTTCATCTGACCAGCTGTTAATCCCATCTGTTTTGCTAAAGCGTTTAATGCTGGTCCTAAACCACTATTAATCATTGAATTCCAAGTTTGCGCATCTACTTTACCATTTGAGAACGATTGGGACAGCTGGATAATAGCATTGTCTACCATTTCAGCAGAACCACCAAAACCGAGAATTCCATTATTTAAAGCTGCAAAAATTTGTTCTGACTTCCCTAAGTCGTTTGTAGACGAAGCAATTAATTGAACACCTTTAATTGCACTGTCTAAAGGTGTAGGCAACCCTTGGATACTTTTCTTTAAGCTATCCATTGTTTTGGATGTTTCGCCAGCTGAAAAGCCCATATTTTCAAATACGCGATTTGCGTTGTTTAACGTATCTACACGATTGATAGCTCCGTCAATATTACTGGTAATCAGCCCAATTCCTTTTGAGATGATTTTAGTAGCTCCGCTGGCTAAAAAGTTACCAGCAAACGACGTCCATATGCTCCCAAGAGATCGGCCGCCTTTTTGTCCTGTTCTATCAACTTCAACATCAAAGCCTTGTAACTTTTTTACTGCTGAATTTAATCCTTGTGAAAAGCCAGATTCATCCAGTATCATTTTTAAGACTAAGTCTTCATTGTTCAAAAAGTACCCCCTCCCTCTTAGAACATAGTATTTTCATCAAGATATTTGATATTTTCAAATTCGTCTACAGCATCTTTAAATGCATAAATTTTCAAAAGCTCGTTTAAATCTGTGTTTTCGATCTCATTTAAAGTCCACCCATTCTCAAGAAGCGAACTTTTTAGTTCTGCTTCTCGATATTGTGGCGTGTACTTAAAATGAGGATGATATAAAAGTTCCGTTACTTTTTTTTCTGTTCAGAATAAATTGCATCATAACCAGAAGTAACAGAACCTAACAATTGAGCTGTAATTTTCAATAATTCACGAGCATCCATACCGTCAATATATTCTTGTCCAGTAAACTGTTTTTCAAAAATAACGTCAGCAATAAAGTCATAGCATTCTCTTAAAATAGGACGAATTGCTTCCATATCATTTGTTTTTGTTGCTTCTTCTAACCTGATTTGTAAATCCGTACCTGTATCCATGACTGAACCTGGTAAAAATTCTGCCGACATGAATTGTTTTGTAGTATATTTGCTTCCATCTTTAATCATTAATTTAATTTTTTGTTGAAATTTACTTGCCATTTTAATTCCTCCATATAAAATAGGACGACAAGGTCGTCCTAAACTGTTATTTTTAATCTGCTGTTGTTACATTTAATGTACATTTTGCGGTAAAGTTACCATCTTCTGTTGTGACTACGATTTCCGTTGTCCCTTCTCCTACAGCAGTAACCTTCCCTTGAATTGGTGTTACAGTTCCAATAGCCTCACTTTCTGAACGGAACTGATATTTTTTATTTGAGGCGTTATCTGGTGTAATTGTCGGTGTTAAGGTTGCTGTTTGGCCAACTTTTAAATTTAACTCTGTTTGGTCTAAAGTTACACCAGTAACAGCAGTAGTATTTTCTTTACGTGGATCCATTACCTCAGTAAACCAGTTTTTAATCATCTCTAAGTCGACACCTTCATCGTCTTCATCCACGGAATACATATAACCCAACCCTGGAACATCAACGAAAGACCCCGTCCATTCTGGATGAGTATAAGATACTGAACTTCCTTCTAATGTAGATGTTTCATCAGATGTTAAAGCAAATTTTCCTTTATAGAAGATCGTATAGCGATATTTACCGTTCGATTTTCGGCGACGGTAAGCAAATGCTCCATCTGATGCAATATCATCCGCAGACCGCAATACGCCACCCTTTAATTTTTTTCCCCCTGTAATTTCAGCTAAAACTTCATTTTGGTAGCCGTTTGTTTCTAAAGTAACTTCTGCACCACCAAATGCAACATACTGATCTTGAACTACACTATCGCCATAGTCAGGCGTTGTTTCTGTTGTAACATCTGGTTTGATACTGACAGCAGTACCGATTGTAATTGGCGTTCCGTAAACTGGAAAAGCGCCCGTTTCGTCTTTTAGTGGGAACCACGTTGGCTTCTCTACAGAAATGACACTTACATTTTTCATTTTTGCCATCTATTTTTCACTCCATTCAATTAATTGTGGGAACGCAACATTAAAATTGATATGTTGAATTCCGTCTGTTTTAAACGTTTGATAATCTTCTGGAAACAATTCATTTCCGTCCAAATTCAACACATTAAAAAAAGCCCCACAGCTTTCTGTTAGGCTTGTTACTAATTGTTTATCTTTCTTACTATCAACCAGTGCAATATCAACATTGTATGCTTTATTTTGAACGTTTTGACCTACATTATCAGTCAGACTCTCTTCAAGACTTAACACAAAATAAAACGGTTCTGACGATTGCATTACATCATCAAGATAGATAGGCGCATTCGAGAACTGTTTTATTGTGTCAGTAAGCATTTTTAAAATTTTATCGTACATATCTAACCTTTCTTAACAATGATAATCGCCATTTGTTTAAATCGTTTCGGAATATATGTTGCATTAGCTAATTTATTAGATTTTTGCAACATAAATCTGCCTTTAACAAATCCGCCATTTTTTGTTCGGTGGCCATCGTTTACATATCTAAAGTATTTTTCATTATTAATCAATGCTCCCACGATACGACCACTAGACAACTTTCTAGCTTTAATGATTCGATAGCCTCGTCTTAAATCACCCGATTTAATTGGTGTCATAGGTACAATTAACTGATAAATTTTAGCTAACGAATCATTCACCATTGCAGTACCTTCTTTTTCAGCAATGGGTGTCATTTTCTTTAAATTTTTAATAACTTTATCAGCATTTGATTTCATTCTAAGATCGCTTTTACTCATCAATTGCACTTCCTGACAGCACTACTTCTATATGGCTTGGATAATAAAAAGGTTTTTTTGAAAATAACACATGTTTTTGACCTGTACCTTGAGTAATAGTTATTCTATCTCCTTTTTTAACTTTTATATTAGGTTCTAAAAAAAGTTTTTGTTCTTCATAAGAGATATTAAACGCTTCTTTGTTTTCTATTACAGGTAAGTTCCCCATACTTCCTTGAGAGAAAGCACAGGGCAACTTGCCATCATGAATTGGAAAATAAACTTGTTCAGTAATTCCGCTTTCCACATTTTCAATATCACTCATTCGCTCAATAACACAGGTATCAAAATAAGTAGCTGCTAAAACTCCTGCTTCATTCAATAGAAAAACACCCCGCTATCACAGCCTAAAATACGTTTAATAGCACTGCTATAGCTCTCCATGAGTGATTGTATGTCTTTTGATTCAACTACATAACTAATTGATGTATCACCACGTTTTACACTAGCTACAGACTTATCTATTTCGTTTTTTAAAGCTTTGTAGATAACCTCAATTATAAGTGGTTCAAACTCGTCCCAAGCAATATCAATTTTACAAGTATTGTAAGAATTGATTTCAAAGATAACAAGGTTTAAAACAGACAAAACCCTATCTTCAGAAGCGTTAGGTAGCATCAATTGAATTTTCTCAACGATTTCTTCTTTTTTTTCATCAACCATAAAGCATCATTACCTAAACTTTAAAAGTATCTGCAGCACGTTCTAATATTTCAATAGCTTCTTTATCGTCTTCTGAAACTATAAATTCATTATTTTCGTTTGCTGTGATAAATTTTTTTGTTTTAGGATGCATAAAGCCCACAAAGTTTTTCTTGTCAAGCACACGATAAGTTACTTCTTTTTTTGCTGTTGCCATTTTTAATTTCCTCCTTCGTTATTATATTTTAGGCTTTCAAATTCAAGATTGCTCCAGAATTAGAAGCTTTGTATTCAATTGAATACTCACCAACTAATCCAATCCGTCTTGAATCTGTTGTTTTTGCTAATTCTTCCGCACGCCATTCACGTAGTGGACGTAATTTTACATAATTAGTATCAATAGCTGCGATTGTTCCATTAGGTAAATTAGGTTCAATTAACGCAATTCCTGAACCGTAATTTGAGACAATATTTCCAAGTTGCAATCCAAAAGTAAGTTTATCGCCAAATTGCACAATTTTTGTTGATTTTTCATCCAACTGATCAGTCATTAATTCTTGCATATCAGGTGCTACTAAACATAATTTTTCGCCCATGTATCCTTTTTGGAACATTGTTTTAAATAAGGCATCAATATCTTTTCTTGTTACTGCCCCCGCAGCTGCTGTTTCGACTTTATTCGTTGAGCTAATCAAATTTAAAATTCCGTTCATCTGACGACCTTTAGAACCAGATTCATCAGCCTTTACACCAACAATCAATTTACGATTTAAGTCAATTTTCATTTCTGTAGCACGAAGAGCTACTTGGCTATTCAATTCATTTCCTACACCATCTACATTAATAGCATCTAATGTGCCAGATACAGAAGTTGATTTTCTGAAAATTTCAGTATAGTTGTTAAACCATGTACGATCAGATTCCGCATCTGCGTATTCTCCGCCTTCTAATTGAGCAGATGAATCATCATTATTCATGCCGTATTCTCGCCATTTAATCTCAGTTGACTTGGCAGCTTCAACTTTACCTGCGCCTAACAAATAGCTTAAAAATGGTGTGTTTGGAACTTGTAATGCGTTAACTTCCTGTGAAATATCTAAATACTCAAGATTATTTAATGAACTTTTTTTCATTTGTAGTTTCCTCCTAATCGATAAATGCTTGTAATTTTTGTCCTAATGCTGCCTCTGGATTTTCAAACGATTTTGTTTGATTTCCAGTTCCAATGTTGGTTTGTTGCGATTTATTACCAAAAGCTTTAGTCATTTCTACATTTTTAATAGCTTCTGCATGCTTATCATTTATTGCTTCCAAAAGCTCTGTAAAACCTTCTACAGCCTTCTTAGTAAATTCAGTATCTGAACTAACAAGATTATTTAACATAAATTGAGAAATAGAATCTTTCAAATCTCCGTCCCAATCTAAGCCAGCAATTTTTTCTGCAACAAAAGCTTTATTATCACTAGTCACACGTAATGCCTTTTCAGCTTCAAATTCAGCCTGTAATTCTTCTAATTTAATTTGTTCAGGAGTTTTATTTTTCTTAGATTCTTCATACTCCTTGATTGTTGTTTCCTTGATTTTTTCAAGATTATTTTGTTTCCAAGCTTCTAATTGTTTATCTGCAGCTGATTGTGACTGTGATTGTACAAATTTTTGTGCTTCTTCATTTGATTCTACAAATGCCTTAAAATCATCGAAAGTGAAGTTTGTACCACCGTCTTCTTCGGCAAACATTTGTAAATCCATTGGTAATAGGTTTGGTTTCATTTTGTTTCTCCTTTCGCCCCACGATTCGTTTACACGCCCCGCATTGCTTTAGATTATTTATTGCGCCCCACCATTCAATTAAGCCCAGCATTGCGCTAGTTTAACGTCATTTCGGACAAAATAAAAAGCCTAACATTTGTCAGACTTTTTATTTCACTTTAACTTTAAAATATTTTTCTATATCCGTTTCTAATTCTTCTAAAATGAATTCTTGTAATTCCAAAAACTTCTTATAGTTAAACATATTCAAGAAGTACAATTGAAAAAATCTATACCGACAGTATAATTTTTGTTTTAACGCTATCGTTAAAACAGGTTTTTTATTCAAAGTAAATCACTCCCAATTTTTATGGACCAGTTCAGCACCAAGCATTTGATAATCAGTGACAGCATCTTTTACATTTTGCAGAGTTCTCGACACAATCGAAATAGTTAATTTACTTTTTCTAGCTGGTATAGAATACAAAATATCGACATGGCAATAATTACCGCTCCAAACTGCTTCAAGCTCATCTTTAACGATATGACCGTTGCCGTCTCTTAACGTATGCTTGGTCAAATATCGTTCATTTTCTTGTTCAAAAGCTTTTTTATAGGCTTTTTCTGTACCGTTAGTAACTTCTAAATTTAACACTGCTTCGAATAATCCTTTCATAACCTCACCTCCAAATTTAAGCATAAAAATAGCACTTACAAACATTTGTCAATAAGTGCTAATAAATATCATTAAGTTCCAATTCATCCCATTTTGGCGTATCCCTAAACACTAGACAGCCATCTTTTATTGTTTTGTCAATAACTAGCAAAAAAGGTTGACCAAAGGATGGCTCTACTAATCCAAACACAGGTGTTAAATAAACATACTTTTCATTTTCTTCGATTATATCCCATTTTTTTAAATTATTTTTTATAAACTCAGGAATTTCCACTTTTGAAATGATTTTGCTTATTTTTTCCATTGTTCTATTCTCCTTTCTTTGCCTTTGCTATCAACTTAACTAGTTCTTTGCGAAATTCCAAATTATCCACTCTTAGATAATTTAAGCTAGACGGCTGCGCATGTCGAATAGCAAAGTATTCATCAATAGGCGCAATAACTCCACTTTGAGCATCAATAATTGTCAGAACTCCATTGAGTCTTTCCATATTGACAATGTGTGCGCCACCTCTTTTCCATGCTACAGACAGCTCATACCTTTCTCCTTCTTTAACTATCTTTTCTAATTTAGAAAAATTGGACTTCATTGTTCTACCGCCAACTAATTTGTGACTTACTGGTTCTTTTGTTTTTGAATCAACAAACGTCCTAAGCCCTCTAATTGCTTTATTTCTTCTATACCTAATAATTTCAGTATATTCATCGCTCCAAATACTTTGATCTAAAGAAGACAATGCTTCTGCATCAATTCCACGACGTCGCATTTCATAAGTCGGTACACAGCGCTGACAATTAACTTGGTACTCTTTTCCTTTATAATAATTAGGATTAGCATTTGTTCTGTCAGCTTCTTCTACAGTCATTGGCTTTTTGATTTCTGCATTGATTAAATTTGCAATCTCTTTGATTTTACTATCTTTATTATACATCGAGTCTGTGCTTTTTTCATCAAACTTTTTCCTATTTGAATGAGTCAATTTTACACCAAATTGATCGTTGGCGAATTCATCCAATAAATCACCAAACATTTCCTCGTACAATTTATCTATGTCATCGCTAATTTCAGGAATAATTGGTATTTCAGTACAACGGCAACGTCCATGATACGGTGGATGCCAATCATCTTTAATCTCTTTTCCATGACGTCCACCACAAATAGAACAAACACGCTCATCTTCTGCCGACCAGCTTTGTGTTTGCTTAACACCTACATCCTTTAGCGATTTTCTTACACCTTCTACAGCAAAATGTGAATATTCCGTTCTAACAAGATTTTCAATCGAACGATTAAACTTTCCTTGTTCCAACTTAAACATACCGATAATAACACCATCGTTTTTCATCGTTCTAAGAGCTTCCACAACCCCTTCACCACTTGCCAATGAATTAATAATGGAATTGCTCAAACGTTGCTCTAGGGTTGATATATTGCCCCATAAACGAGATGAAAATGTTTTTCCGCTCCACGGATAGTTCATGATGTTTTCTAGCTCATTCTTAGTTAAACCAGGTGCTGAACCGCCTAGTAATTGTATCAACGCATTAGAATTAGAATTGTAGATTCGTTTTGTGATATTCTCTAAGTCGTTATTAAATTTACCGTTAACATCACTAGCTATTGCTTCACCTGCAAGGGTAGAAAAAATGTCTGCTCGTAATTGTAACAAGCGATTAACTTTCGCATAGTCAAAAGGTGGAAAATATTCATCAATAAACTGCTTATAAGCTTCGTCAGACTCCATCAACTTTTCATAGTTCTTCTCAATATACTTACGGTACTTCTCTTGGTCTCGTTTGCTAAAATCTTCTAGCATCTCACTTTGAGTAATACCGTGTAAATCAGCTTGTGCCAATAACTGTCTTTGAATTTTAACTAAAGCACGTTCGAAAACAGATTCTAGTTCACTAAGAGTTTTCTTTTCCAGTTTCAAGCGTGCTTTGTCTTCTAATTCACGACGTTTTTCCCAGTAGCGTTCACTAACTGTTGCTTTCTTCTTCGTCATTATCCGCACCACCTAGTTTGTAGTCACCACTAGGATAATCTTGACCTTGTTCTAAATTCATCAAGTCCATTTCATAATCTGGGTCTTTAGCAAATGGAATCTGATTAATAATTGTTCGTTTAGATAGAAACGGCGAAAGTTTTGGCAATGCATCAGCAAGATAGCCAATATCTGTTGGCAAACTGCGACTGAATGTAAACACAATTTTAGACACATCTAAATCAAGCTTATCGTTAAATTTAATGAAAGCTGCCATCGTTTCAGCGACTTCTTTTAAACCTTCCCTGAAATACTGCTCTTTTGTATTTGTTTTTGCTTCTAAGGCAATAATTTGCCATTTACGAGCTTCACCAGAAGCGTTTGATTTAAATACCTCATCATTAAAATCAATTGATTTTGTGATTGTATAGAACATTTTTTTTAGCTGGTTTAGATGATACTCGTTGAAATCTTTATTAATATCTTTCGTTACATACCCAACCTTAGCTTGTGGATCTGGTAAGTTAAGGATACCTAATTGATCCATCATTCTTTGTGCTTTTTCTTCATCTAATATTGAGCCGCTAATGGCCATGTAAGCAAGTTTAAACTGTTCAACTTCGTTTTGTTGGTCTGATAAGCTTCTATCAAATGCATCAGAAAGTTCTTCCGCCACTTCAAAATCGCAATAACGATTCGTATTGTTTTTAAATTCTGATAGGTAGAACGTTTCTAGTGGATTTTCTACTTCCTCGATCAATTTAAATGTTCCAGATACACTGACTAAATTAAATTCAATGTATCTGCTATATATGCGTATTCTTTCTTTAGTAATGACTTTCATTTCTTCAAAAAATTTTTTTTGATGTGTGTCGTATTTTTCACGAATAAAGATATCTGCATTTTCGTATTTTTCAGCTTTCCATGGTTCAATATTGCTCGCCCATAATTGCCAACCATCCTTGGTTTTAACAGGTTCTAACAAACGAAAAGCAACACCACAAGCTCCTTGAAACCGAGCTGTGTCAGAATCAAGCATGGCAAACCGCATATCATTCACTAACTCTGTCAGCCGTTCGAACTCTTTTGGTGTTTTGGTGTTTTTTAATGTATTATTCAAAAATAAATCTTTAGCACGTTGCATAATTGAGCGTCTCTGCTCTGTAATATCGTAATCCCACTTAATTGGAATACCTGTGAAATGGTCCGCTGCTTGATCGACAATAGTATTGTATAAACCAGCATGAAGTTTATTATTCACTTTTATAATCTTTGTGTTTGGTTTAAGTCTTCTATCGATCTCATTTTGTTCGCTTGTATAAGCTTTGTATTTGCGCTCTCTATCATCAAAAAATGGCTTCATTTCAGTAATAAAATCATTAGGATCGAAAACTTCTTCATTAATTTGTGTAGAATATTTTGTTCGTAATCTTTTATACCGCTTCAAACTTAAATTGTTTTGAAACATTTTCACACCTCCTAATATTGGATAAATCTGACTTGGTTATCATTTGCTAATGTTTCTACAATGCCTGTTACAGCATCTGGTGCATCATCGTGTTTGTTTTTACCTTCCCTTTGATAGGTCGTCATAGCTTCATAAAATTCTGGCCATCTTATTTTCCAATCTGATGGGAAATACACATTATTTTCTACAAGTGCCGAATTAGAAAGAATACGTGATTGTTTATTTGCCGATTGATGAAACGGCTCGTAATAAGCACCACGATATCCTCGTTCTTTAACAATTCTTTCTGAATTACGAGAAAAACCACGCCCACCAGAGTTAGACTCAATGCGGACATGGTTTACTTGGTTATTTTTAATTTGTTCAGCGTGTGCTGTTTCCGTTTGTTCCATTGGTTCTTTTGTAAATAGAACATCCAATACTTCTGCTTTATGATCTTCTGTCTCACCAAAAACAATTGAACAAAGATTATCAGCACCAGTGTCTGCTGTATCGGTATAATTCCATATTTTAATGTAATTAGAGCGTGTTTCATATGTTGAAAATTTTTGGTACAAACGACCTTTTAAATCAATCGGTTCTTGTTGATAGTTAGCAGAAGCAATATCTGCACCCATCGTTTTCTTTTTACGGAAATATTCTTCTTTAGAAAGGACAGACTCACAAAGCATGGTGTCTGTTTCTTCGTTATATGCTTTCATGCTAATATGCTTTACTTTATAACCAGATTGAGGTAACTCCTTTAAAGCTTTTCCTGCTAAATCATTAGAATGCCACCTAGTCATGATGATTATAATTTTACCGCCTGTTTCTAAACGAGAAAGCATAGTATTGGTAAACCAATCCCAGTGCTTCTCTAAAACCATAGCATTATTTGCTTCTTCGGCATTTTTAATTAAATCATCAATGATGATGATGTCTGCACCAAAACCTGTAGCTGTTCCTGTTGGAGATGTCGCTAGATAATTATTGTACCCACCATTCAAGCTCCACAAATTCATAGCGCCATCACCTGATTTTATTTCTACACCAGGGAATACATCTGAAAATACTATCCTGCCTTCATCAGCTTTAATTTCCTGAATAGCATTCCTCACACCTTTGGAAAATGTTGTAGATAATGTTTCGTTATACGAACCCGTCATTATCTTTTTTTGATTGTCATTTCCTAATAACCATTCTACGAATTTACCAGCAGTTCTTGATTTTCCATGTCTAGGTGGTTCATTGATAACTAGAACGTCATCGTCACTATCATAAATGAATTCTTGTAAATCATCGCATAATTCTTTTAAGTACACTCTATCTTGTTTGTAAAAGTCAGATGCCGTTAATTTGCAATAGTCCCAAAAATAACGACGGGATAATTCTAACTTTGCACCTAAAACAATTCTATCCATCATTTTCAGCTAACCTTCTTAATTCTTCTTCAGATAAGTTAGCAAATGGATTAACATCCACTTTTCCACTATGCTGTATCTGGTCAATTGCTTTAAAACCGCCTCGATCCAAAATATCTTGGAAAATAGATTTTTTTAAATTTTGCAACTTTTCCCATTCTTTAGCATCAAGATAACGAGATTGATGTTTTGACAATTCATTTAATAGTACAACTCTTTTAAGGTTTAATTCAAAGTATTCTTTCTTTATAGAATCAACTTGTTCCAAAAGACTTCTTTTATGATTTCTCATTTCTTTTTTTCGACCATCAATGGCATCTGCAGCTTTTTGTACTTTTTCTAAATCATTATTAGCTTTAAGCATTTCTAGCTCTAAATCGCTGAGTTCGGATTTTATTCTATCAATTTCTATCTCTGCTTCATTATGAGCTTGTATTTTTTCCTCAGTCTGCATTGCTATATCTAAAAGCATAGAAAAACTACGCAACCCTTCGTCTCTCATGCGATTGCGTAGTCTTTTCATTTCAAATTGAATTTTTTGCTTAATGTAAGCATTTGTCAATAACTTATGACCTTGTTGACGAGCAGTTTTTTCCGAATATCCAACTTTGATTGCTGATTGCGTTGCATTAAAAGTTTGCAGATAACAGTCAACAAACAAGTCATATCTTTCTTTTGTTTTATTTGATGGTTCTTTTTCATTTCTTGTCATTGACCGCACCTCCTCTAACTTCTAAGTATTTTATCAGCTTCAATAAGTATCTTTAAGTCATTTACTGAAGTTAATTTAATTTCACCGTTTTTAAGATTTTTTAACCATTGAGCCATCGTTGCACGTATGATTTTTCTATATTGCTCATAATCTTCGGCATCTTCAAATTCTTTTTCCAATTCTAAATCTAAAATATCAATTTCTTCATGTTCTGCTTTTGTTCCCATTGTTAAAACACCCCGCATTTGATAAAATGCTAAAAGACACAGAGGGTGTCGAAAATCCACGCGTGGGAATTCTCTGTGTCTTCGGGGTATTCGTATCTCGTTGAAGTAGTCGAGTGTTAGCGCACTCGGCTTCTTTTTATTTAATTCAGTTTTATAGCTTCTTTACCTGTAAACTCTTCCCAACGATTAATGATTACATCGACATATTTTGGGTCTAATTCCATCAAATAAGCTTGCCTGTCATTTTGTTCACATGCAATCATCGTTGTACCACTTCCTCCAAATATATCTAGTATCTTATCTCCTTTTTTTGAGCTATTTTTAATTTGATAATCGAATAAAGGAATAGGCTTCATAGTTGGATGCTCTTTATTAGCTATTGGCTTATCAAAATCAAGGACAGTAGTTTGTTTTCTATCTCCATACCAACGATGACTTCCATCTTTTTTCCATCCGTACAAACAAGGTTCATGTTGCCAATGATAATCTTGTCTCCCGAGAACAAAAGAATTTTTTAACCAAATAAGTTCTTGTTTCACCATAAATTGAGAATCTACCAACGAATTAACAAAATTAATTACTTCAGATGATGCATACCAAACATAAAAAGAAGCACCTTCTTTTAAATTATCATAAGCTGAACTGAATGCACTTCTTAAAAAATCATAAAATTCACTGGCTGTTTTATTATCGTTCTTAATTTTTAATGCTGCTTCTGTTTTTCCTTCGTAATTTACGTTATACGGTGGATCAGTGATTAATAAATCCGCTTTTTCTCCATCCATCAATAACTCTATATGTGCTTTATTGGTGCTATCTCCACACATTAATCGATGTCTTCCCAATTGATAAATATCGCCTAAAGCTGCTTTGGATTTTTCAGGTAACTCAAATTCAAATCCATCATCTATTGCTTCTGTTTCCAAATCTAGCCGCATATCATACTGATCAATAACCTCTTGGATTTCTTTATCAGTAAACCCTGATATATTAAGTTCGTTTTCATCTAATTCATTTAATAGCAAAGCTAATTTATCTTCATCCCACTGGCCAGAAATTTTATTTAAAGCTATGTTTAAAGCTTTTTCTTTTTCGATAGGTAAATCTACGATAGATACTTCAATTTCGCCAATTCCTAAATCTTTTGCTACCGATACACGTTGATGGCCACCAACTAAATTTCCTGTTCTTTTATTAAAAATTGGTGGATCAACAAAGCCAAATTCCAAAATGGATTGTTTAAGCTTCTCGTATTCTTCCATTCCTGGCTTTAATTCAACCCTTGGATTATATTCAGCAGGGCGTAGTTCTGATAACTTCATCTTTTCAATATTCATATCTAATCCCTCATGTTTCGCTTAATGTTGTCTTGAATGTTCTTTTCATCAAAATAGCCATGCCCACAATAGACAAGCTTGCACGCGTCAATTTCCTTTGGTGTGGCTTCTCTTGTCATTTCAACAATTGAAGCATTCTTTTTTATCTGCACAGACATTACGACACGTGCTGCATCGGCTGAGCGGTTCGGCTGTGGATATTTATGTGTTAGCGATACGTACCAATAGCTTTTCATATTTTTCTCTCCTAGTTGTTTTATGTACTTGATTCAATAAATCACTTCTTGCTATACTATTTATGGGTAGCAACTCCTTTTTGTAAATAGTAATCAACAAAAATTGTGCACGAATGCTACCTAGCCACTAGATCCCATAGTCTAGTGGCTTTTTTATGTACAAAAAAAGACCACTCATTTTTATTGAGTAGTCTAAAGATTTATATTAGACTGCCTAGCCAATCTAACACTTATTTAACAATACTAGGTTGCTAGCCACTTTATCCTGTTTCCGCAGGCTGGCTAATTCTGAAAGGAGGTGAACCGATCGTTAAAGTAAGAAACATTTATTGACGATTCTTTTATTTAAGTAGCTATGCTACCTCCTGGAACAATAGGACTCGAACCTATACCGACGGTTTTGGAGACCGCTGCTCTACCAGTTAAGCTATATCCCATTAACACTCACAAACCTGTAGAAAAAAGAGAGAGGAATTACACCCCATTTCTTTTAGTTTGAGAACGTCTGATTTGTGAGTGATCATTGCAAACTACATAGCGCTATCTTGACAAGTGCTTTCGGCGTACGTCTACGTGTAAGCTTAATGCCAAGTGTATTGCAATATTTGCTACCTAGACTAAACGAGACAGAAAGAACTGGACTTTCCACATCCTTATTCTTTATTTTTTATAGGTAGCCTCAAAAGATAAAGGAAACGGAGCTAAGAAAGGTAATGCATGCCTTACCCTCGTCTCCTTATCTTTCGACACTACCATAATAACATCTAAATATTAATAAAAACCGCCAACTTTCCGCCAAAAAACCGCCAAAAATTTTATTTATATGCAATTATTTTTCCATTTCGATACGCTTCGGCAAATTCAATTAAAGCCTCTGATTTCATTCGTTGAATACTTCTTTCGGAATATCCAACTTCCCTAGCTATCTTGTAATTAGAGTAATGGTCCTGCACACAGAAACTATAATGCAAAATTTGTCTGCTAGTTAGGCTTAATGCCATAAGCGCAGATAAAATTGCGTCTCTTTCTGCTTCTGCATCTGCTAATTGTACTAGCGCATCTTCTGCTTTGTTCCCATGACTTTGGCTTTTAGGCATATCTGTAATAATTGGTGATTTTAAATCTATCAAAGAGCGACCAGCTATTCGCTCTAAACGTCTAAAACTCTTCAACACATTTCTAGCATTCGCTTTTGTTTGTCGAAAATCTACTTCTTTTAGCAATTTAATCAAGTGAAATCGCTCCTTTTGTGGTATAATAACTATGTCGAAAATATTTCTCACAGCCGGAGCAATCTGGCTTTTTTTATTTTCTACTAAATAAACTTTTTACAATACGTACTATGAGATAGTATTTTCAAATACATTTACTCATGATATAATCATATTAACTTTCTTGGGGATTTTATTTCTGAAATAAATTTCTCCTTTTCTATGATAACTGGCGGAAAACAGTTATCGATAGTTCCTGTCTCCACCAGAGACACAATGTCAACCTTATTTGTTGGCACTATTAGCACTTTACTTGGGAAAAGTGCTAACTACCACATTAGTCAGCCATTGGTCGGCTGGCTTTTTGTTTGCAAAAAATCGGCTAGTTATTGTAAAAAAATTGCAATAAGTTAAAACTCCAATGTAATTGGCCTCCCGTATTTTAAAATTCTCCATTCGCCATCTTTTGTATTGGTTTTATTCATATGATTTCTTTCATCACGAGCTATCGTATAATCGAAAAATAAATCGGCTTGCTCTGCTCCATGTAAGTATTCAACATAAACGCCATCGACTTGCCTTCCTATGATATAAACTTCTGGATAACTCATACGCTGGAACCTCCTAAATATAGCCCTAATCCCAAAATAAACGAGCATGAAAGGAAATAAACGAGGTCACTGCTTGTTATGTCATTGCTATACACGAAATGGCTCACGGTTGCTTTTGCTACAAGAATCATTATTGCAATGCCACTAACTTTATTTATTACTCTTTTCCAGTTGCGTTTCATTTATTCACCATCCACCTTCACAGCAAACGGCCAATAGCGCTCATCAACTGCTTTGATTTCTTGTTCTGTTAACATATCCACCTTTTCCTTACATGTCGTAAAATCAATTGCTCCCGCTAAATTTAAAAAAGTATATCCTGTGTTAGTCGCCCCTTTGTCTGGTAATAAAACGTGATATAAAGGTCCCTTCTCGACTTCGTAGCCGTCAAGCCATGCGTGAGCAAACAACTCATGATTTTCAAAAGTATCAAGCCAGTCTGATACTTCTTTAGCTTTTTCTATATGCATCGTATCTCTAAGCTTACTTGTTGCTGAGCAATACAGAGTGCACTCTAATCCTTTGCATAACTCAATCCATTCTGCCACGAACTTCGGAACAACGACTTTTTTCGGTTCGTCTAGCTGTTTTGCTAAGCTAATTGCTCTTTCGTTGGCATAGTCAGCACCTCTCAAATAATCAAGGCTGTCTGTAGAAACTTCTATGCATTCTAACTCTTCAATCAATTCTTGTTTATTCATCGCTGTTTCCCTCCTATGGATATGCATTTATTGCTTTGCCATAACAAGTAGAATCACATGCTTGATAAGTTAATTGCCACTTATCATTCATATCAATTTTTTTACCGCATTCTACACACCTGACATTCCCATCTTCGCTATATCCGTTTTTAATTAGCCACTTTTTGAATTGCTTATTTTTTTGGCGTTTATTCAACAAGATTCCTCCACTTCGTTAAATCCGCAAACTAATGAGTTCATGTTCCAAATGCCGCCGCCTTCAAGAGCAACTTTTCTTTTGTCTTTCTCAGGAAATTCAAGAATCAACCCATTCACTAATACTGTTTTTACTACTAAAAATTTGTCTGTGTATTGTGGAACTCCTTCACCGATATACTTTACTTTGTCTCCTGGTTGAATACTCATACTCATTCCGATACCTCCTAAAGCAAACCGCTGTCAATCAGCAATACTTCGCCGTCTTCTTCAATATTTTCTAATTTATTGAAAGCTTCTTCTGCGCCAGTCTTGTCACCCTCTTCAATATGACTTTTAGCAAGCATTTTGAACGCTTCGTATTTATCAATTGTTTTCATATCATCAAAAAATTCTTTTTCGTCTTCTACTTCGCAAACAATATCCTTGTAAAGTTTTAAACATTGTTTTTCATCTTTAGCAGCGATTAATGCAAAATAAGGGTCCTTAATTTCGTAAAATTTCATTTATTTTTCCTCCTGTTCAATAGCCCACTGGCAAAAAGCTTGTAAGACTTCCGCTTGTTGCTTTGGATTCAATCTACAATAAGCTATATCTATGCTCCTAAGTTCTTTTGAGCCTATCCTTGTCTGCCATTCTCCAAGGAGAAAGACAGCGCACATTGGACTTGCGTTATCTTGTCCAACATTTGCTTTCAACCAATCCAGCACAATCTGCTGATTTTCGTTGAGTTCTGTAATACATATTATCGTTTTTAGCTCTCTTAACTCGTCCTCTGCTTCATAAGCCAATTTATCTGATTCCCAATAATTATGCCAAATACTCAATACTTCGTTTTTATCTACTAGTTCTTGTTTACTCATTCTGTTCCCTCCAATAATTCTGGATTTTCGTGGATATTACCAATAACAGTTACATAAGGCTTTATTCTTGCTAACAAAAGATTTCCAGCACACCAAGTTAAATCATATTCATTCCAAGATACTTTATAATCACCATCTATTTCAATCCCAACGCTGCTTTCTGTTTTCTGAAATGGATGGTTTCTTACTGAAACAATATCTCCCTCAAAAATTTCAACACCGTTCAGATCTTTCAAACCTGTAGATTGCATGAGAATATAATCGTTTGGACTCATTTCAGCAAACGATAATAACGTTCCAGCCCTTCCGTATTTCATTTCTTGTCCAAATTTATTATCCGTGAAAGGCGTATGCCACGCTCTAAATTTTGGAATCATTTTCTTCACTCGCTTTCTGGTAATAAACATTCAAAAATCGCTTCTAAAACAGGGACTACAATACTGTTTCCTGCTTGATGATAAAGTGTCGTATTTTTGTACTTTTCGTTTTTTCCAGGATTTGCTTTTTTAGCATTGTTAAAATCATCATCATCAAATCCCATTAACCTCCAGCACTCTTTTTCAGTTAGAATTCTATATTTGTTCTTCTCATACTCAATCAAACCGCTATTGGGACATCGATCTTGTCTCGTGGTAATCGTATAAACAAAATCGTTTACGACTTCTAATCTGCCACTGAAACCATTTGCTAAGCTACTTTTACTTCTAATCTTTGATAACATGCTAGGCTGTGTCACCAAATATTTTTGATCAGTGGTGACTTCCAGAAAATCCCCCAGTGGTTTTAGTGGTCTGTGTTTAAGTAGATCAAAGTTGAATGGTTCACCATCTAATTTACTAATAGCAAATACTCTTTTTCGTTTTTGAGGAATACCAAAATCCATTGCATTTAAGATTTTATATGTTGTGAAATATCCTAGCTTTTCCATATCACTTAAGTATTTTTGAAACGCTCCAACTAGTTTTTTTGAGAATACATTCGGAACATTCTCCCAAATTACTACTTGAGGTTTCCATATACCAAAGTTTTCTATAATTTTAAGTGTCTCAAACATCAGGCTACTTCTTGTTCCATCTTCAACATTACCGCCATATTGCTTACCACCAATAGAAAAATCTTGACAAGGGCTACCATGCACTAAAATATCTGGCTTCAAATTCCATCCAACAACAGATTGCGGTTGATATTTTATTTCTTTTTCAAACATAGCGTTATAACTTCGTACTGCTTTTTCATTCCATTCAACATAATCAATTGATTTGTGCGGAATTCCTAAATTTATTAATGCTTTTCTCGGCGCACCAATGCCGCCAAATAGTTCTAAAATTTGTATCATAATTCCAAAGGAGTAAAGAATTCTTTGTGGTCGACCAAACCTCCACTCCTCCTTCTACTTAAAAATTATCCCAACGATCCTCATCGTCTTTTTTATCCCTTATAAATGGCTTTAAGAGCAGCCACGTTATCGTTAACGTGACTACTATTCCTAAAGCAATAAATATCTTAATTAGAAAAAATGCCATTTTAGTTCCCTTCTTTGACTACTGTATTGGCTCCATTTGTTGTAACCCAGCCATGTTTTTGTCGAGCTTGTGCTTCTGTATAGCGAATCAATTCATCTGTTACTGATTCAGCTACTTTTTTGTTCGCTTCTGCCTCTGCTTCGGCTGCTTTAGTTTTCTTATATGCTTCACTGTCTGCTTGTGTTTTTGCTGTCTCAGCATCTAATTTTGCTTTTTCATTTTCTTGACCAGCTCGGATAATCGCATCAATCGATTTTTGTGTATCAGTATCTACTTCTGGTACACCCACTGTGACATCTTCCACTTCAAAACCTTTGCTTTCTACAGCTTTAGAAAAGTTTTCCAATAAAGCAGCTTCCACTTTTGAAGAATCGCCTGATAAGACACTAAGCAAGCTATATTTTGAATAAACTTCACGAGCTTCTTTCTGTAGCTTTGATTTTAACCAGCCTTTTTCAATATCTTCACTGGTAATATTGCCAAATTCTTTGTACATTTTTGCAGCTTTTGTTGCATCGATTTTGTAATCATATTTAATATTTACCGTTGTTTTTTTACCATCAGATGTTGAAACTGAAACATCTTTTGCTTGGATCGTTTGTAAGCGAATTGGATATTGAGTAACTTTATCAAGTCCTACAAATTTCACGCCTTGCGTAAGTACTTCATCACGGACACCGCCATTCATTGAGTAGCGGACACCCACATAGCCATTATCAATTTTTTCAAAGAATTTAAACGCTCCTACTGCCCCTAAACCTAATACAACAACTGCACCAATTCCTAAACCAACTAATTTGTTTTTGCTCATAATAAAATCCCTCTTTCTACTTTAATTTTTTTATCTCTGCTAACTTTTTCGCAACACTTTGCCCACTTTTGTTGCATAGCGGACAAGAAGTTGCTTTTGAATGACCGAATCTATCTTTTTCCCAGACAATCATCTGTCCCTTGCATTTTATACATACCATCGCTTTTCCCTCGCTTACTGTATGTGCCATTTGTAATAGCTTTTTCTTTTAATCTACGTTTTTTCTTTTTGATTTTAGATTTAGTTTTACCCATTCACTTTGACCGCCTTTGTCAAATCAAATCCTAAAGCGTTTGGATGTCCTTCTACTTCTTCTGGTTTTACATGGTAAACATCTGTTTCAATATTAAAGCCTCCAACTTCGGCAGCTTTTCTTAACACATGACCATTCCAGCTTTTTCGATAGCCTGTTTTTTTATTCACTTTAGGACTTACACAACTTCTAGCGCCTTCTTCAGTGGCTTCGCACGGTAAAACAAATAACGCTTTGTTCTGTTCGTCTAAATACAGTTGGACCCATTCTGGTTTGTTCAATCGTTGAACTACTGGACCACTTAAAGCCAGACCGCTTTTTGAGATCGTTAAACATTCCTCTGCTTTTACTCCAAAATTTCCTGAAATAAGTAACGTTGCTGTATTTAAATTAAATTTCATGTGTTTTGTCTCCTCTACTTTGTTATTTTCTTTTCGCTTAATTATGTTTTCTATGCCGTTTGCCTTTCGCCAGTTTTGAAATGTGGTTGTTCCAAGTCCGAGAGCTTTCTTAATATCGTTTACTTGATAACCTAAGTCTAATAAGTGCTGATATTCTTCTTTCGTCAGCTTGTCAGGCTCTAATTTTGGTAATGGTCGCTTATCGTTTATAAGGTTAGAATTCAGTCGTTTTGATAATCTCTGGACCTCTTCCACGATTTCTGGATTATTCATCCATGATTCATCATCACCAGTCAAAAAAAGAATTCTCTGACGAATGGCTCTTTTTGTTTCTCTGAGTTTGTTTTTCGTCATTCCTTTTCCTCCAAACTCATAATTTCAATTTCTGTTCGTGGTCGCATGCTATACAGTTTTTGGCAAACCATCACAGCAATTTGACCATCATTTTTATATAAAATACCTTCAGCAGCATCTGTCACTGCTTTGAAATAGTTGTCCAAATCAGGCTTTTTGTCGCAATATTTCCGCTCTAATTCCACTTCTAAGCGTTTCTGTTTATTGCTTAGAGCTGATTTAGGCGGATGGATATAAAACGTCACATGTGCGAAAATTGGGCCTTTTTCAATCAACTTCGCTCTTGATTTACGCAGATAATTCTTTACTTGATTTTTATATTCTTTCATCGCTCGATCTTCGTAGGTTTGAACATAATTTCCACGCCTTGCGAATCTTGGGCGACTTTGTGGCTTAGGTTCAACAGGTAGAATAATTCGCATCTCTTCCACCTCGAACCTTACAAATCGGCTTCTTTGACGAATACTCCGTTTACCATTTCCCCTTGGCGATTTTTGATTTCGCTATATGCTTGATTTAAGCATTCGTATAAGTCCATGTTATTTTGCATAGCGAGAATAATTAACGTCACAACCACATCACCTATACCATCTCTTAAATCATTTTCATTATTTCTTGCCAATGCAGCGCCAACTTCTCCGACTTCCTCAATCACTTTTAACATTTGCTTTTCGGGTTCCGCTTTATCTAAACGCTTTTCTTTCGCCCATTCTTCCACTAATTTAACTAATTCATCCATCATTTTCCCTCCAAAAAATCTTTTATTTGTCTATCAAGTTCAGCTTGTTCTTCTGGTGATAGCTTTTCTTCTTCACCGTTCGCTTGATTCATCCATTCAGGCACCTTTTCGTGACGAACAGGTTTATTTTGATAGCTACTAATCCCAGTATTTTTTTTGCTTGTTGCTTTAAATGCTTTCTGCGCTTCCATTGCTTCTTCAAGCGTGGTTATGCTTTTATCTTTCCAATTCGCAAAAATTTTATCCACGTATGATTTTAGCCATCTCATATCTACGCTGTACTCATAAGCCTGTTTAACAGCATACAAAACTAGCTCTGGACCCCATTCTCTAATCCATGGACCTAAAGCACCTTTCAACAAGTTATTGGGCTGTTGTCCCCAGTGGCTTTGAATAAACTCATGCACACCGACATCTTCTTCATGATTATTTATGTTTGTGTTTTCGTTTATATTTATGTTTTGTTTATGTTTATATAATGTGCTACTGTTGCGCAACTGTGTTGTACACTTTTCCGCTACTGTTTCGCTACTACTTTGTAAACTGTCTTGTACACTCTCTTGTAAACTATTTGACGTAGAAAGTTTACGTACATCTTCTTGTAAACTTCCTTGTACACTATCTGATGTATAAAGTTTACATATATGGTAAGAAGTTGCTTTTCTTCCATTGGTTTGAAAATCAATTAATCCTAGTTGTTTTAATACATTTCGATTTTTATTTATTCCTTGGCGTGAAAGACCAGCTAGAGTTTCAAGCGTTTGATTACTTGCCGTAAACCACTCACTCCATCTTGTTTTATTGTTTATGCTCATCAATGCGCGCCATAAAGCAATTTGCCCAGATGAAAGTCCCTGATTGTACATTAAATAATCGTCAAACGCTAAAATCTGCTTAATATAGTCCATCATCGCACCTCCCTAGATAAGAGGGGAAAATTCCCTCTCTTTATTTATTCACTAATTAACCTCCAATATTCAACTTCTTACGTTCTTCAACGTTTAGTTTTACTGGTTTAATTTGATACTTGTTTAAAAAGTTCTTAGTACCTATCTGATGTTCTTCTTGATGATGTTGACGACAACCAGCGTAAAAAGTAAATGTTTCGTGATTAATCTTTTGACGATTTCGCCCCATACCGACTACCTCGATATGACAAACATCGGCATGTTTCCCACAAATACAACACTTACGGTATTTAAGGCAGTAATAAAACCATTTGTTATTTTCTAGCAAGTATTGGTATCTCTTTTCTAGTGGCACATCATTTTTCAAAATAAATTCGATTAAAAAACTAATCCATTCTGTTGCTTCATGTCGTGTAGCCTTACTGTGTTCAAAATACACACCGCTTTTAGCTTCGTAGTAATATTTTAAAACCCCTTCTATCCATTTAGGCTCGTCATAACTCCAACGAGCGATGTCGGCTATTAAAACATGAGAAAGTGCATTTTGTTTTTGAGACATTTGCCGATTATCTAACAGTTCAACTTTTGCCAAATTGTCATCATTGTTAGCTAAGAGATCGAGGAAATTTGAGTTAATTTCTTCCTCGAACTCGATAGCTAATTTATTTCCTTTATGTTTTATGATTTTTCCAATCATTCCATCACATCATTAAAAAATTGTTCATTTTCTAGCTTATGAATATTTCTATTGGTTAATTCCATTAGCTTATGATGTATTTCTGTGTCTAAATCTTCTATCTTTCCATCAAATTTTATAATCGTCAGAAATTGAGCTTCTACACTTTTTTCCGAAACTTTTTTTAACGCAGCTATTTTTTGGAAATTTGCTCTCAACTGTTCCAATTGTTTTTTAGTAATTTTCTTTACATTTTTTTCTTGTTTCTTGTATTCGTCTGTATCCGCATCTTTTGTATCATCAATTAGATATAATCCATTTAGCGCATACTTCCGTGCATACGAAGAAGCAGTTCCAGTGATTTGGCTATCATCCATCCCTTTCTTGGTAAGTGATTCTCTAGCGTACGCGGTGAAACTTTCTTTTATAATGCCATCCGTTATAGTCGCCGTTGCCTTAATGTAATGCCAATCTCCGATTAGCAAAGGTTCATCTGATAGTGTCAAAAGTAATCCTTGCTCTGCATTTAGTGGCTTCACAGCATTTAGAATATCTTCTGCTGATCGATACTTATATTTTCCAAACGAGTTGTATTGCCCTTTAGGAGCTTTTAATGCTGTTTGCACAGCAATTAGTTTTTCTACAAATGTTTTTTTATCTTCTGACATGTTCTCTCTCCTCTTTATAACAAACTGACCAACGACAAGGATTTAATCGAATATAGTCTCCTGCATCAAAAAAGGTAACTTTAATGGGAATACAATCTTTATACTCATCAAGAATAAGTTCCATGTAATCTTCTGATTTCGTAATCTTTTCAATTGTTTTCCCTGAAATAGTATCTCTAAGCGTTACTTCCAATACTTCGTCATAGATTGTCAATACATTGTCTTTCCAATCTCTAATTTCTTCATTATCCTCTTCGCTAAGCGTTTCAGGCGATTCTGTTAAATATCTATCTAGTGCATTTGCTTCTCTACGATTCATTCACAAAACCTCTTTTCTGTGTTACAATTTTTCTAGTATAATTTTTGTGTGCGACTAATTGCTTGGCGGCGTAGTCGCTTTTTTCATCATGCAATCCCTCTGCGCTCTTTTTGTTGCGCAATGTATAGTTGACTTTTTTGTTGCTTGTACCATAAATCAGCTAATCTTTTTGCTTGGTTTAACTTTTCTTTTCTAGTCATTACAACTCACCTCGTAAAAAATCTTTTAACAATGTATCTAGTTTTTCCTCATTGTTTTGTTTAGTTGAAGATGATTCTGCACCAATAAATGATTCTTTTATTTGTTTACATTGCGGACAATCACAATCATGAGCAAGTGCTTCTTCTTTAAGTTTTTCAAATAATTCACTAAATGCAATTGCTTGTTCAGGCAAAGAACCTGCAAGTAAAACACTGGATGGTTCCATTCTTTCTGGATCAACAGTTGCTAAAACAAGAGCAACTTCTCCTTTCTGGCATTCTTTTACAAGTTCCATTAATAAATTTTGAATTTTTTCGTTCATTTTGATATACTCTCCTTAGTTAATAATTTTTGATTTTTTTGTTCAATATTTGCCCTATTCGTTTGCAGACGATTGGGGCTCTTTTTGTACTATGCTTAATCTCTCTGGATAAACACCTTCATCAAATGAAACATATGGATATTCTTCGAGCAATTTTCTAAAGACTTCCGCTTGTGTTTCTCCAATCACATATGTTTCTCTACTAGCTTCACCTACAGCTACATACATTTTTTATCGCCTCCTTTTTGTCATTTCTTATCATCCCTCAAATCATCTACACTAATTCCCAATGCATCTGCCAATTTACAAGCTAACTCAAAACTTGGTTTTTTAATTCTTCCTTTCTTTAATTCAGTAATTACAGAACCATGAACCTTCATCTTTTTAGCTAATTTATATTGGCTCATCTCTTTTTCTTGCATAATTTCTTCTATTTTTTTCCACATAATCTTATCTCCCTTTTTACGAACATATTTTCGTAACATTTGTAACACAATAAATACAACATGTAGTATCAACTTAACATTTAATACAGTATATTGTGATATATTTACAAAGAATAAAGACCTAATGCCAACTGAGCTTTATTCAAATACTTATGGAAAGTAGGTGATACTATGGGTGTTAAAATCAAGGTTAAAGTCCCTAGTAAAGCTAAAATTAGACGTGAGCTTACTAAGGCTGTCCGTAAAAATTTGATTTGTTTCAATTGTGGTAGAAAACTCCCTAGCGGAGTTTCTAGCTCTGTAACTTGCCCTGCTTGCGGTGCAAAAACTAAATTGAATTAGTCATAAAATTCAACTCTTATTAAAACTACCTGCCCAATGACTACTCCAATAGCCAATGCGGTGAGTAGTTTTTTTATTTGTTTCTTTTTATTCATATTTAATTCCTCTTCTTTTTTTAGAGTATTGATACTTGGCCTCGTCCCAGTTAAAAAACCAATGGATAAAGAAAGGTGCACTTAGCGTTGCTAGTATTGGCGTTGAAAAGTGATTTTTCAGCAATGCTCCTAGCGCAATCATCACTAAAAATGTTCCTATCAGTCGAGCTTCACGTATCGCTTTCATGGTTAACCTCCTATGCTATTGTTTGCTTTTATAATTCTTTGCTATAATTAACTATCAGAAACTCCCTAATAAAATAATTAATGAGGTGATTTTATGAAAAAATGTTTTTTTGTAACTCCAATTGGAGAGAAAAATTCTGACATTCGTAAACAATCTGACGAATTACTAGATCAAATTCAATTTTGTTTTTCTGAAAATAAATTGGAATTCGAAATTATTCGTGCTGACTTAGAATTTCATAATCAACAGAACATAGAACGAATTCATTTTTGTATCAAAGAAGCAGATTTAATCCTTGCAGATCTATCTGGCAACAATCCGAACGTATACTATGAATTAGGGTATGCACGTGCTCTCTGTAAAGAAGTCATTCAAATTAGAGACAGTAATACAGCTAAACTTCCTTTTGATGTTTCTGGCTACAACACCCCAACGTATGACTTATCAACAGCTGAATCTAGAAAAAACTTTAGAATTCTTCTGAAAAAAACAATTGAAAACATAAGTTTTGATAAATCTACTATCCATATTGGCGGTGGTATTACTTTTGAAAAAGTAGACCCTACTGATAATTAGAACCATCAAATAATCCTTTCCAGTAATACGTGCTAGCTAAAAATGTATAAATGTCTACATTTTTAGGTAAATCTTTAACGCCTAGATCTTCATAATATTCAATTACATCATGAATCAAATCCAAACATTCGCTTGGTGAAACATTGTCTTCTTTCAATAATTGGATGATGTTTCTTTTTTTGTAATTCATATTTATTCCTCCTATGCATGAATTCTATTTTGAATTTCTAAACCTCTTAAAAATTCAAGCTCTATTTCGATTTGAGCTGCTTTATTTTCCGTTAATTGTTCAGATTGTCTGAGTGCTGCTCTATCATCTTGAAGCTGTTTACGTTCTTTTTTGATTCGATTAAGTATCCAAGCTTCTTGATCAATCGTATAAGCCATAATATTCTCCTTATATTACGTCGTTTAAGTCTAAACTCATCTGTCTTACAACTGTTTTTGTTGCTGTGGACGGTTCCCAATCGTTGATATATTCAATTACGGTTTCATAATGTTTTTCTCTTAATTGGGAGCGAGACCCTACACCAGTAATTTGCTTAATGCCTGAATTAATATCTTTGTATAGCTTGCTACGCTGTTCTTTTGTGATTTTTCCAAATCCTTTCGCCACTTCTGCAACTCTCTGATGAACTCGTCGTGATAAATAGCTATAATCACCCGCATCTATTTTTTGATTGTTTTTTAAGTCAGCTACTTCTTTTTCGATTACATCTACACGTTCGTTTGTTTCTTCGTTTGCTGATAAAGCTAGTAAAGCTAATTCTCGCTTTGAGGTTGGTAATTTAAGCTGTTGAATTTCTTTTTCCATTCGATTGAATGCTTCAATGTATTTCAGTTTGAATGAATCTGCTTTTTTCCCAGTGAATCCAAATGCAATGAAAGAAAAGCCATCTCGATTCATGTAGTACAATCTTTGTTTTCTACCTCGAGAATCTTTATATTCTCCCTCAACAAACATACTTTGGTAATAAGCCGAATTTTCGGCCGATTGAATTTTAGCCTCTATTGCTTCAATAACATGCTTATGTTGTTTTTCAAATACTTCAGCAACTTGTAAACTAGTTGTTACTGCTTGTTGTTTTTTCGTAATTACTAGATTTTCCATCTTCTTTTCCTCCTTTAAATTTCAAAAGTTTCTTTTAGAAATCTTTGTAATTCAGATCGTTCAATCCGAATATCCTGATTACTCCATTGTTGAATTTTTAAACCTTTTGAAATCCAATTATTCAATTTTTCATCGCCAATCTCTAAAATCTTTCTTACTTGCGATTTGTTAGGATATGGCGGTAATTCAATGGTTTTAGTAAATAAATTCAAACGATTTTCAATTTCTTTTAATACTATGAAAGTAATGTTATTTGCTAATTCGTTTTGAACAATTTCATC